GGACTTATTACCTGACAAAGGTAGTCTAGCTATTGTAAAAAATCTTATATCAAGTGATACTAAGATTAAGGCCGTTGACAAAGAAATGGCAATGAAGTTAATAGAACAAGATCTCACAGAGATGGAGAACGTTTCTAAACGTTGGTCTAGCGATATGAAAAGTGATTCATGGCTTTCTAAGAATACTCGTCCACTTACTCTCATATACTTAACTCTAGCTTCAACAACATTAATGATATTAGATTCTTTTCATAGCTTATTATTTGATGTAGATACAGCTTGGGTAGAACTTTTAAAAACACTATTAATAACAGTATACGTAGCATACTTCGGGAGTCGTGGTGCTGAAAAAATTACAAAAATAAATAAATAAAAATGGCAGAAATAACCAATATAGAAATAGATGGTTTGCAAGGGAACACAGCAGCTCAACCAAGAGTGTTTGCTCACGCAGCAACACCTATAACTGGAACTAATATTGTAAGTCCTTTTGGTGGAGAATCAGTAGTAACAACTGGAACACCTGTAGCTGGAGACACTGTTAGTGTTTTAAGTAGAGGAGCTTGCTTGTACGTTGGCTTAGCTTGTGATATAACAGTTGTAATGGAAAGTCAACCTAGTGGAACTTTACTAGCTGATGCAGTTACTTTTTACGGGGTTACAGCAGGATCTTTTCTACCCGTGCTAGTTACTAAGGTTTTTAAAATAATAAAAACAGATGGAACAGCTTATACAGCCTTAGAAGCAGATAAAAGAATAATAGCTTTATTTTAAAGTATGAAGATGGGCATGGGGTTTCCAATCCCCAATTTATCTAATCTACCTGGAACATCAAGGCCTGGAGGCGGAGGAACACCTGTACCACCTGGACCACCATCCTTAGCTCAAATAGACAATGTTTATTCTATGGATTTTGATAGACTAACGCTAGACCAAGTTGTTTTAAGAGAAGTTGGGCAAGCATCAGAAGCTATGATTACTGGAAGCGGCAGTGTTTCATTATGGTTTAAAACAAGTTCTGCTTTCGGTACCACAACCATTGGCAATTTAACAGGCGGTAGTGGTTTGTTTCAATACTTGTGCATACGCTCAAATACACTCGTTAATTTTGTACTTGGTGGTGGATTTGGTTATATTGAATTATTCCCTGATCCAGTTACTGATGGTGATTGGCATCATTTAGTTCTTAGTTATGATTCTACAACTGCTGGTGGACCACTAAGGGGAACTTTTAAAGCATATTTTGATGGACAATTAACAAAGACTTTAGATATGGACGGTTCAACAGAAAATTGGGGAACTTCAACATTAACAACAATTGGAGCTTATGGACAAAGCTCTGTTGGTAGGTATTTCGATGGACTTATAGATGAAGTTGCAGCTTGGGATGTTGCCTTAACAGAAGCAGAAGCATTATCTATTTACAATGCAACAGAAAGAGTAGGTGGAGTAAATAAAACAGCAGATTTAAGTCAATTAACAACGCCACCTTTAAAGTGGTATAGAATGGGAGATTAATTATGAGTACAGAGTTTTTTAACGACCAATGGCGCATACCAAGTGACGAGAATCAGAATAAGATTTCCAACTATTCTATGAAGTCTAGTGAAGGAAATACAGATATAACTGTAGGTGATTCAAGTGGTGATTTACAACCAGCAAATATAAGTGTCTCTACATGGTTTAAATGTAATGACCAGTCAGTAAATTTTAATTATTTAATATCAAAAGTTGACAATCCAGGGAACTTGGGTTATGCTATTTACTTTGGAAATAGTGATGATAAATTGCAATTTTTTATTACTGATGAAACAGGTTTTATTATAACACCATATACTCCTATTATATCAGATAATAACTGGCATCATGTAGTAGGTACTTATAATGGTAAAAATTTAAAATTATATATTGATGGAAATTTACGTGCTTCAGCAACGTCTACTACTGGAATAGAATATAATGGTGGCGATTTAATAATTGGCGCTCAAACTAATACTAGTCAAAGATCTTTTGAGGGTTCATTAGACCAAACAACTATTTTTAATTATGCACTTCCCGAAACTGGAACAAACTCTGTAGCTACTCTTTACGGAGGTGGAACTGCTGTTACAAATCCAATGGTGTTAAGTCCAGCTCCAATAGCTTACTATCAATTGGGCGATCAATCAGTTTCTACAGGACCATCTGCAGATTATTTAGTTCCAAATAATAGTTTACAAGATTATGTATTCTTTTTTCCCACAACTTCCTCCACTGCAAGAATATCTGTTCCTTCAAGAACAAATTCTTCAACAGCCACTATATCACTTTGGGTTAATTATGATTCCTTAGGCACTGGTTTTGCAGCTAATGTTGTTATTGGCCTCGGTACAACCGGTTATTGGCCTTATCTTCAAAATACAAGCGGAAAATTCCATTTTTATATTAACACCCCTAGTTCTCCATCCCAAAATGTAATAACTACTGTTGACGTAGTTTTAAACAAATGGTTTCATATAGCTTTATCCGACGACGGAACTAACACAAAAGCTTATATAAATGGAGTTCCTCAAGGAACTATGACAAGTGTAGCAAACGCAGTTTTTGATACTATTGGAGCCTACTCAAATGGAAATTTTAGTACAGATGGCAGAATGTCTAATGTTGCTTATTGGCAAAACACTAATCTCAGTGATGCTCAAATACTTTCTATTTACAATAACGGAGTTCCTAATGACATATCTTCATTAAATCCTACTTCTTGGTGGAAGCTAAACGCTCAAGACACTTTTAACAGCTCAACAAGTGTTTGGACTATTAACGATTATGGTTCTAGTGGTACTGATGGAACAAGTAATAATATGGATTCATCTAACTTAGTTCAAAGCGACTTACAGCACACATCTGGATATAGTCCTTACGCATTAGATTTTGATGGAACTAACGATGTAATTAATTGTGGTAATGATAGTAGCTTGCAAATTACTGGAGCTATGACAGTTAGTTATTGGTTTAAAGGACTGAGTGCAAACGCAAGCGCTACAGGTGTTGGAAAATTAGGTAATAATGGGACTAGAGGTTTTGCGCTTACAAGAACAAATGGAAATGCAATTTATTTCTTTATAGCACCAACGGCTTCTAGTCTTGTGTCTGCTGTTGCAACTCCTACGCTGTCAAATACGCAATGGTATCATTTAGTAGGTGTATACACACCAAGCACATCAATGGTAATATATTTAAATGGTGTACCACTAACTTCTACACAGACGGGCTCTGTTCCAGCCTCTCAATATAATGGCTCTAATAATTTACAAATAGGCAATAGAGGAGATAATTCTGCATGGTTTAATGGAGAAATTTCAAACGTTGCTATTTGGAATACTAACTTAAGTGCAGCAGAAATTACTTCAATTTATAATCAAGGCGTTCCATCTAATTTAAATACTTTCTCTGGGACTGCTCCAGTATCTTGGTGGCAAATAGGTTCTAATAGTTCTTTTAATCCAAACCCAACAGGAGCAGAAGGCAGATGGACTTGTTTAGATGAAATTGGCACTAACAATGGCGAAAGTAGTAATAGTATGACAAATGATGCTATTACAAATGGACCAGGATATTCAGCAAATGGTTTAGGAACAAGCTCTATTGAAATTGTAGGAGATGCCCCGTACTCTACAGCAAATGGATTATCTGAAAATATGGATGTATTAGATAGAGTATCTGGATCAGGTAATGTGCCAGGTTAAAATATTAAAATAAAAAAAATGAATAATAAAAGTTATATAGTAATTGAATTAAGTGATACAAACTTAGTTTTGTTTTCTCAAGTAGACCAACAAAATGCTCAGTCAATGAGAAGAAATCTAGCAAATACTCAAGGGTTATTAAGTTATAGAGTAACTCCAAGTTTTGTTACAGATGGTAGCTTACCAATAGTGGGTGATGTAATGAATCAAGATGAAGCTTTAGCTTTAATGGCAACCGCAGCTTGGTCAGAGCCAGATCCTGTATAGTAAAAAATTACTTATACAAGTAAATATATAAGTAACAGATAAATAAACAATTAAATCAAATCAAATGAAAATTAAAGAAGACGAATTATTATTAATTCAAGAGCAACAAAAAAAATTAAGTGAGTTAATAAACAACATAGGTGTTTTAGAAAGCCAAAAGCACGGTTTACTACATGAGATTGCTGGAGTTAATAAAGAAATAGAAGATTATAAAGAAGTTCTTGAGGCAGAGTACGGTGCTATTAATATTAGTGTAGATACTGGTGAATATACTAAAATAGAAACCGATGTCGAAGGTAATAAGGAAGATTAGTATAGGAGCTGATTACAAAAACGAAGCTATGCATTATGCTACAGGGCAAGAAGTCTATGGTAAGCATATTATTAGTGATATTCTTTTTGAGGATAAAGATCAATCGTATAATATATATATAACTAAAAACGATGAAGTCTTGCCTTGGAAAAAGTTTAATTCTAACATGGCAGTTTCTGTAGAGTACGATCTTAAATATTAATGAATAGCTTATATAGCTTTATCGTAAAACCTCTAAATGAAAGATACGATAATGTAAAAAAAATAGGTGATAAAAAACTTATTGTTAATACAGGTATTGAAGATTATCAATTTATTAGTAAAAAAGCAGTTGTAGTTTCTACTCCAGCTGCTTTTAAAACTAAAGTAAATATAGGAGATGAAGTTTATATTCATCATAATATATTTAGAAGATGGTATGATCAAAAAGGAAGAGAGCGAAATAGTTCAACTTACTTTAAAGATGATCTTTATTTTGTTTCACCTGAGCAGATTTATATGTACAACTTAAAGCCACATTTAGATTATTGTTTTATAAAACCAGTTTTAAATACCCATTTTCTAGAAAATAGAAAAGAACAACCTAATGTTGGTATAATAAAATATACTAATAAGACCTTAGAAGCGCTAGGAATCACTCCTGGAACACTTATTACGTTTACCCCAAACTCTGAATTTGAGTTTATTATAGATGGTGAACGACTCTATTGTATGAAATCAAATGATATAGCTTTAACCCATGAATATAAAGGAAACGAAAAAGAAAATAATCCAAGCTGGGCAAAAAGCAGTTGAAGAATTAATTAAAGTAGCAAAAGAAAAGATTGTAGACTCAGACGACGATGTAAGCGCTGATAGATTAAAAAATGCTGCTGCAACAAAGAAATTAGCAATATTCGATGCTTTTGAAATATTAACTCGCATACAGATAGAAGAAGATATTTTAAATGAAAAACCTAAAGAAGTAAAAGATCAAAAAGCTTTTAAAGGTTTTGCTGAAGGAAGAAGTAAATGATTTACGAGCAAACCCTTTGGAAAGAGGTTAAAGATTTAATTAACCCTAAGATATTAAAGAAACAAAATCGTTTCAAAAAATGGGAGTATGGTTATAACTCTGATTATGATTTTATAGTAATAAGTAAAACTGGACAAATTGGACAAATCATTGAAATACAGAATCTCAGGATTGCTTTACCAACAACAAATGAACCGTTTAAACGAAGCAAAGAAAAAACGGAGCAGTACTGGAGTAAAGCCGAATATCCAAAAGAATTAAGTAGAATTAAATCCAGGTTTGACTGGGAAGATTATGACACTGAATTTAAAGAAAAGTGGTATGATTATATCGATAAAGAATTTACAAGAAGAGATCAAGGATTTTGGTTTTATAATAAAGGTTTACCTACTTATATTACTGGTACCCATTACATGTACTTACAATGGTCAAAGATCGACGTTGGAGCACCAGACTATAGAGAAGCAAATAGATTATTCTTTATATTTTGGGAAGCATGCAAGGCAGATAACAGATGTTACGGGATGTGCTACCTTAAAAACAGAAGGTCTGGATTTTCATTTATGTCCTCAGCAGAGCTTGTTAATCAAGCGACGATATCCAGTGACTCCAGATTCGGTATATTATCTAAATCTGGATCAGATGCTAAAAAAATGTTTACAGATAAAGTCGTGCCAATATCCGTTAACTATCCGTTTTTCTTCAAGCCGATCCAAGACGGTATGGATCGTCCTAAGACAGAACTGGCGTATAGGGTTCCGGCTTCAAAACTTACTAGAAGAAAGCTTGAGAGTAATGAGCAATTAAGAGAGCTTGACGGACTTGATACAACTATTGATTGGAAAAATACTGGTGACAACTCTTACGATGGTGAGAAATTAAAATTATTAGCACACGACGAAAGCGGAAAATGGGAAAGACCGGACAACATATTAAACAACTGGCGAGTTACAAAAACAACACTAAGGCTAGGATCAAGAATCGTAGGCAAGTGTATGATGGGCTCAACTTCAAACGCATTAGATAAAGGTGGAAACAACTTCAAAAAGTTATACTATAATTCAGACGTTACAAAAAGAAATCGTAACGGACAAACTTCTTCTGGACTCTATTCTATGTTCATCCCTATGGAGTGGAACTACGAAGGATTCATGGATTCTTACGGATCACCTGTTTTCATTAGAAAAAAAGATAGCATCAAAGGAGCAGACGGTTACGACATTACAACAGGCGTTATTGA